TTTCGATAGACGTATCTGGGCCTCATCCACCCAACTGATTAGTGCCGAGTGAGCACTATCTTTAGTATAAGTAATCTTTCCGTTGACCTCACCACCAAAATTCTCTGCTAACGGATACCGAGCGATGTCACCACCTACTGTTTCGTATTGGGTGATAGCGAATGTACTACCTGCTGCCGGATTCGTACCCCCGGCATTACCATACTGATCGAGCCAGTCGAGTACGTCAACTTTACCTGTTAATCCGGTATAGTCATCGACTTGAGCATAACTACCGGCACCAGTTCCCGTAAGGATATAGCACCAATAGGTGTTTAGATCATCATCAGAATCATAAGTGTCTGCAAGTGTCAGATCCGTAATCGACGTGGAATCAGCAGCAGAGGCAGTACCAGTCGCTCGGACATTGCTGATATTGACTGACATGATTCGCCGTACCCATCGCCAACCATTACGGGGAGCATCAGAAATGAACATCTTGATCCCGTCATTGACAATCTCTTTGCAGAGTTGAAGATTATACTCGTCATCAGCAGGAAGTAACGCTTTACCGGTACCACTACCATAGTAAGCTACACCCATCTCATGTGCTACTTTAGCTACCAGATCACCAAAGGAATAGGATGACGTCGGCTCAGCCATTACTCTATCTCCTTCATCTTCACAACACGACAAATTGCAGTTTCGTGTACTTCACCGCCTAAGTTAGCCTTACCCTCAGCGGTTAACTCTACTAATCTATTTAGAGCTTGTTTAAGAACACCAGTTTCACGCTCATCCAGTTGGATCGAGTCCTCCTTGCAATCACGTATCTGCTTGGCGACACTAACTGCTTCAGCGATATCCTCACCACTCTTGAAAATACCCACACTGCGAAGCCAAATACTGAGATTATCGCGTAAGGGATACTTATCTGTTTGCTCTTCAAGTACACGTACATCTTTGCCGTCTACTGTTTTAGTAACCGGTACTTGTACTGTCACGTCGTACTTACTAAGATCTAATTCGTACTTCTTCATTTCATTTCTCCTCAGACAAAATAAAACCTAATTCGCGTGAAAGTTCTTTGATAAGTAACTTGGTATCGTCTACCGACAACGCCAACATAGGGTTAACCGGAATCGAATCAAATACCCGTCGCTCTATAAAAGTAACTGGCTGGGCAGCAAAAATCACAGGTGAGTGTTCCATATCTGGATATCGATCCATAGAAATTTCTACTAATCCACCATTTTCATTAATAGTGAACTCTGTACTCATTTTACTCTGGTCTAAGAAACCTGTTGTTGGCGTAGCCGTGGCCATAGCTGTAGCCGCAGGTTCAATCGCTTTTGCTGTAACTACTTTTTTATTCATCGCTTTTCTCCTTGAACAGTTATTGTTAATAAAGGCCCGACGCCCCCTTCTGCCCAAGGAGGGGACGCCAGGCAACAAAACTAATTACGCAACATCATCATCCGCATAAGCTACCAGATAATAAACATTGTTGTCAATACTAACTGGAATCATTTTATCACCAGAAGTTGTAGAAGTCAAATTACCCTCAGCATTATGGGCACCGAGAATTTCTTTTCTATCAACCCAGAATAAGTAATTTGGTTGTGTTCCAGATCCATCTGTATTGATGTAGAATATTGGACGATATGGCGTAGGATTATCCAACGCACCAGTATCAGTTTTCCTCAAAATCCAATCAATACTAATTGCACAAAGGTAACTGGAAGCAGATAAATTAGGATTAACATTTTTCGTGCGAAGTCCTACTTGGAGAGGAGCTAAAATTCCACCCCCAACTGAATCTGCACCCAATTCAAGATGAGTCAGAAGACCTAAGACATTCTGACCACTCTTATTGGCTCCTGCCATAACCGTTTCAAAACGATATACGCCTCTTTGTCCATCACCACCAGTACCAGCAAGCACTGCACGATAATGTAACATTTGACAATGACCTGATGTAACTCCAAATCTGATATTCATTTTATTGACAGTTACATCATCGTCTACTGCTTCTACTCGAAATTCTTGAACATTTTGTCCACCTTGATGCTGGAACATATTTTCATCAAGTTTGACCCAACATAGACCAGCAGCAGAGAGTGACTCCATTGCGATACCAACTACTTTTGAGTCGATGCTTCCAGGAGACCAATCTGTTCCACCGTCACTATAGGTTAGCCAATCAGGGTTATCCTGAGTTGGACTGCCAAGCGTTCTCGTCCCAACCATAACTGCTACGATAGTTCTACCTGCTGTGGTAGTAGTTAGAACCACATTAGCTGGAACTACGGCACCACTATTGGCTACCCAGATCTCGATGAAGTCGCCGTCACCGCCAGCTTCGGGGCCGAGTGACTTAACGATACCAGCAAACTGGTCGATATTGTCAACCAGCGGTTCCTCAACAATGAACAAACGACCAGTAGCGGTCTGCGAACCCTCAGCATACGAAGTAGCTGCGGAACCACCGAGATGGCCGCTATGTGGGGGTGATGTCCGTTCCTTGTGGTCCTGAAAATCCTTGCAGTAACACACAGGATCTCCAACTTTAAGCGGAGTGCCTGTAGAAACCGGACGCCAAAAAACTCTTTTTGTTACGGCGATTTGGGTATCATACGCACCCACGCCCATTGGTTGTATCTTACTCATTTTTCATTCTCCTGTTCTCAAGCAAGGTTATCGCACCTTGCCCAGGTTAATATAAGTTTCTTTCAGTGTGATTGGCACTGAGTTTACGATACGATAGGTTTGTGGATTACAAACCCGGCTTCCCTTCGGTTCACACACAGATTGTTGTGACTACCATCCAGGAAGATGGTAAACGTAGTATGCTGACCGCGATCTGTCATCGGCTCAGACTCCTCCATCCAATAGCCATCCTGAACGTAAGGAATGAACTTCTCGAAGTCTACACAGTAAATCGGGGAAGTCGCCGTATCTTTGACTGGATCGGTAACGTCGTTCAACTGCGTAATATAAACTACCGGCAGACGATTGACATATACCAGACCACCATCATCCATGCGGATATTACCCAGAACGTCTTTGCCACGATGGAAGTCATCTCTGGCATCGGCGAGTTCCTGTAAACTGACAGCATTATCCAAGTCAGTATAGATTCTCTTGGCTGCGTTACGAGGCTGCGATGGATCGTTAAGGATCAACGGAGCTTTGAAGTTAGTAGCCAAGAAAGCAGTTCGGAAGGTCTTCAGTAGACTATTGTCAATCTTAGTGAAGACAGCCGCATAACTCTTCCATCTCTCATTATCAATAGCAGCAGCATCCAAACCGGCACAGACTGTAGTCGGAGTCGAACCGTTTGCCCAACGGATCTTAGAAGCATTGAACCCAGGTGTAGTAGCATCATCATCGAGCATATTAAGATAATATGGTACACCGTAAGGATTCAGGTCATCTGTAGAACTTTCCGGGCATTTCCAGAATCGTTCCTCGATTAAGTCTGCAAGACTCCACAAACCATCAATACGCCTGGTTTCAAGCAGACGGATAAAACCCTTAGCGGAACTCTTATTACGCAAAATCTCCACTTTATCCCACGAATAGTGAGTACCGATCTGAGTCCAGGGGACATCGATCTCAGTTAACACATCGCCAACTGCCGGGGCATCAGTATCGAACAATCTACGATACCGAGCGTTACCAGTTGGACTTAGCATAAGTTTCCTTTTGATAGACGTGCCACCGTCGATCTCCATCCGATCTTGCTGGTAAATTCGACAAGCCTCATATCTGTTGTTTGTCCAAGTTACCTCAAAATACTGCTCTGGGAGATCAGGCAATGTGGTCTCAATCAAGTCTACCAAATCCGCGTTTTTAACACTCATTTGATTCTCCTTTACCAATTAAGGGAAGATAATTTCTCCCCTACTTTTTCGATTAATTCTGCACGATCTTTCGGTTTTTGTTCCCCACCAGCATCAGAAGTTACAGTAGCAGTTGACCTCGATCCATCAGACGGTTTAATCGTCATACTGTTCTTTCGTTTAGTTACTGTACTCTTGATATCATCACGTATAATCTGATCGTGAATCGGTGCACTCACCATCATATGAGAACGCTCAAGAGCTTCAATCGGATCGAGTCGATATGCCTGTGATTCAGCACCCAACATCATTAACTCGGCCTGTTCAAGCACTCTCCATCGGTTGCTGTACTGACCTGAACTGAGATCATTCCAGTCCTGCCCGATTTTTAGTTCGCCATAGAAATCTGAGTATAGATTGAGATCAGGCGACTTAAAGAAATTCTCGATCTGGAGTTCAACATTAGGATCAAGGCCAGTTTGAATCTGTCGTATTGGTTGCTGCTGTTGCACCGGTTCTGGTCGTTGCTGATTGAACACAGTTTCAAGTTGCTGGTTCTGTGCCTCTATCAAAGCGACAGTTTTGTCATCAAGATCATAATCTTCCTTGAGTTTTTCAACATTAACCCCTTCAAATTTAATCTCAGGTTTAGTCTCTGGTGCATTAAGAACTCTGTCACGTTCAATTTTGCCCTTTCCAATTATAGCCCATTCCCTTGATGCATTGTTGACATCCATGTAGCAGTTCTGAAACGTTTTTAATGCGGCTTCAGGACTACTCTCAAAGAACTCTTTAACATCCTCTTCCTTCCATCCACGATGGACGGCTGCTCTCATGTACGCTGGTGGTAATTCCTCCTTGTCGACATCCGTGTCACCATCTTTGTCCTTCGGGGTAGTATCAGAGGACTCATCCTGATCGTCTGCCTGTTGATCATCTTGATCTTCAGGGGTAGACTTATCCTGATCGTCTTCTGACTCTGCCGAACGTTTCGGTGGTTCCTTAGTGATGTCACTCAGATTAGCTAAACGTTCTTCGACACTGTTAATTAACACTGGATCTTCAATCGCTGCTTTGTCGAGTACCTTTGGTGCTGTACCTGAATGATCGCCTTCGTTTCCTGTCATTACCATTTCTTGTCCTTTCAGTCTGCCTCATTTTTATGAGGGGTAGGTAAAAGTTTCAAGCTATACGTTTGCCCTTCTTTTTCTTACGTTGGGGCACCTTCACGATATTACATTTCTTCAAATATGCCTCATGTTCAGAATAATTATCAAACACAGGTTGACCTTCTGATGTCACCTGTATATCTGGAAACTTTCTACGGTGTTCCGCTATTTGATTAAGATTCATCGCCATGCTATTGCTTATGATTGGTCTGTGATAACTCCGCTTTCCTGCTCCTACGAGGACACTTTCGGCCCGGAAGTCACGGTTCATTTGTATTTTACAATAACCACAATATACGGGAGTAGACGCTTTATACATTGGATTAACTGTTTCTAACTTACGATCACATTCTGGACAGAAATAACAATACTGGGGCACTATTTACCTCCCTTCTTATGTGGGAAGGGATTTCCAAACACTTTCTTCAATTTAGTCGAAGTTTTTCTGATAACGTCAGCCGTCTTTTCAGTTTCATCGGCTTTTCTATCCATCTCAGTTAAAACGACTTTCAAAAACTTAGAATCTGATTTTATTTTCTCAGCAGATCTAAGTGTATCTCCAGCGTTACGAACTTCCCATCCGTCGTAGCCACCTATCTTTTTATCTGAGCTTTCATCTAAAGGACTTACTTTAGCCATTATTGTACTCCTTGATAAGTCTGTTGAGCCATAGCTGGGGCACCTTCCTGGAAACCTTGTTGAATATCCCCTGCCGGACTAAGTATTTTAGATTTCATCGGGCTACCTTCGTTTTGTTTTACAGCCTTTGGATTCATTGTAGCCTTACCCGCTGGTTGCGGTCCCATTGACATCTGCAACTGGATACGCTGCATAAACGTAGGATCTACAAACCAATCCTGAACCTCTTCAAGTATATCCATTTCTGTGGCTATATCAGTTATTGATTCCTGAAGATTAAACGGTATTCCCATCTGCATACAAACCTGAGCCGTCATAGTAAGAGACTGTACGATATTAGTAGCAAACTCCATAATGCGTTTAGACCTAATAGCAGGATCAAGCCGTGACATAGATCGTTGTTTGATCCTAAACGTATACTCAAGAAAATCACCCTGTCGTTGTTCGGGTGTGAGTTGTAGTTGAATACTCTCACCACCCGGCTGACGCTGACTAAACGGCAGATTAATCAATGGATCAGTATGCAGATACCAAGCCATCTTCTGATTAATCTTGGCTGCACAGTCATAACCCATGCCACGCATATCTTCAATAGTGACACTCTGATTAGCTTGGAGTATATTCTGTCCGGTAGCGGTCTTGGCCCCAGCAGCGATGCCAGCCATCTGATCTGGATTACCAGACATATAATTATACCAGGTTTGAAGCGATGTCATAGCTGATTCATTCTGTGGATTCTGACCACCAATAGAAAACGGTTTAGCTGTAGTAGGATCACCTAAAATAACATCACCATCAGAAGATGTTCTAATATCTTCGGCTTCATCGGCACCAGCTGGATCAGCAATAAGAATATCCCGCTGTCGTAAAATCTGATCAACCATCTTTTTCATAGTGTCGCCAGCAGCATGGTGTAGATCGTACCAAATACCAACAGGGGCTATCGGATACGGATTGCCCGGCACTGGTTGAGTTATAGCCAGATGAGTATATGGCCCTTCGTTGGGACCATAATATTCCCTTGCGGCAAGGAAGTCATCCATGATTATCTGTTCCGGGTCAGCTATTGTAATTAAAGCTTCAGCACCTGGAACATACAATTCAACTACATCTACCATATCTTGAAGGTCTAACATTTCTTGAGCAGACATACCCCGCTGCGATATAGCTTCAACTTTGCGGTTAACATCTGGGTGTTTCGATCTTGGTATCTTCATAACAAGATCATGGTCAAAGGCATCATCGTCTAAAAGTAATTGACGAGGAACGCGATTCCTGTCACCTTCAAACGCAGGTTTCCTCATTTTTCGACAGGTAGGATCGAATACATGGTCATCAAGATCTACATTATCAGCATAGACCTGACCTTCATCTATAAGAATATCACCGAAATTAATCATAGTCCCACCCTGGGCGAGTCCAGTCTTAAAAACAGCATATCCGAAACAAGCATCAACAAGACCATATCGAAGAATTTCTTTTAGGTCTATCTTTTTATCAAGCCAATTTGTTGCAAGACTAAGCAAGAAAGCATATTCCCTGTGGGGTATGATCTCGGTGGTAATTTCATTCACTGGATTTTTCATTATGAGATTCGGGATCAGTGCTCGGATCGTATGGAACACGAGGTTAATTGGCTCTGAACCCTTTAATCCAAACTTCTTACAATAGTAGTGGCCGACGTAAGCTCGGATGTACATCGCCCTTGCTTTACGGTAGTGCCGCGAACGCTGAAATCCAGCTTTCACAACATTAGCAAATTTTCTTGGATCTAATACTGAAGGCATCTCATCTCCCGAAATTATACCGCTTCCCTCTACGCTCTTCTCGTTTCCGCTCCTTAAGCATCTGCCGTCTGTAATGAGCACATCGCATCGTCTTCGATCCAGTTCGCTCGTTTAACTTACCCGATCCGGCATCACGAGTGTCAACAGTAAGAGCATCGGCTATAACACAGTCACCATGAGTCTTCCTGGCTGATGCACTTTCCTCGACCAATTCTGCCGGGCCACAACCGCCACCATCATAATAAACATACATTTTGGCTTCTTCAAGTGCCCATATAGAATGATTAATATATTTGCTGTGAGCGAGAGCACGATCATAGGCGTCCATCAGAATATCTTTAGCTGTCTGACTACTATGCCAACCGTATTTCTTTAGTTTCTTCTCCTGTCTATCACCTGGTTTACGCATTCGATAGTAATACGGGTACTGATAGGTCTTAACCGTCACACGGCCAAAATCCCAACCGGGGCCATTCATCTCCCACTTCAGGAACGGCAACTTTTTTCTACCGCCGACCCACAGAGCAAGAGCAACTACGATCTTCGCCATCTCATAAGGTGGTGTCTCAGCGTCACGCCATTCAGCTACTTTTTCCCCGGTTTGCTTGCATTTGATGGAAACAACACTGTTTGAAGCACCTTGACCCTTGGAGATGTCGATGCCGAAGATGTAATCTTTAGTCTGATCGGGTCTTCCGTTGACAAGATGCACCCAGAGCCGAAGTTCGCCAGATTTGGTGCGTTTAGACTCCACCCTGGACACGTCCTTCCGTTTGAGGAGGGTCTTAATGCTGTCATCCGCTACACCCTTCTTAAATGATATCGACCATCGTGACAATGGTTCACGCCCGAATAGAGCGATGTGTCTATCAATATTATCAGTGGTAAGCCGCATTGAACCAGCTTCCATATCGATAGCATCGACTTCACGAGCCATCTCTTTAGGAGATCGTACTTTCTCTTCGTTATCATACCAAGGAGACCGTATCTTCCACGCTTTAGTAATCGGATCTTGAACCACATAGCGATCTTTGCCCTTATCTGGATGATCCCACCACATTAGAGGGAATACCTTGATCTTACCAGATTTTTTCCACTTGCTGTACTCAGTACCCGGTCCGGCACCAGTAGAATTAATGATTCTCATCAAACACGCATCTCTGGTAGCAGAACGCATTTCGGAACCGTTCTCAACTTTGGAGAACTCATCCAGAAGTCCTACTAACCGTCTATCACCGGAAGTAGCATGTTTAGTAGTTGACTCGCCATCAATGCAGTTACCATTTAAGGTATTCTTCATGTGCATCTTAGTACGGTAACGTCGACCATACTGACAATCGGGTGGAAGCATCCACTCAGGAAGCCACTGATTGATATAATCATGTCGCTGGAATAAAGCTTTCATATTGCCAGCTTTGTCTACATAGTCTTCCACTCTTGAAAGTTCAAGAAGTTGGCTACCTTCGTTAAACAACCACAACCAGTGAATGAAATTTATGCAAATCCAACTGGCACCCATATCACGAGACTTATCAAACAGAATATCTTCAGCTTTTCTACTGGGGTCATCAGGATCAAGCATACTCAAACACTTAAGTAATCGGTCAAAAGCATCATCCTGAATTTCCCATGAAATAAATGGTGCATCTGCATTCTGCGAGATAACACGCTCACCATCTTCTACGTCCATCTGGTGATAAGTCCACGAGAATAGATTAATCCATAGTTGTAGCGAATCCTTACACATCGCCATCAGGTCGTTCTGATAGCCTTTATCGTTTTCAGCATCGGTAATGACTTGTTCACGCCACTCTATATTCTCAGCTTCTTGCTTCGGAATCATTATATTCGTCTTCGGATCTTTATAGAACCGAGGCATGTTAGGAAATGGCGTCGATAAACTTGGTCGTAAATTTTCTAACGCGTTAGTCATTAGAAGTCATTCTCAATATTTCTTTAGCAAGTTTTATGGCCTCTTCTTTAGATATGGTTAAAAGTGGTCCCTTGCCTTTATCTTGTGTAAATAATGCCCGTCGCTCAAAACTTGCCGGTTTCGCAGACAAACCAAAACTATTACCATGAACATCTTCAGAAAATATATCAGCCCATATCTGCACTTTATCATTTTCTATCATTGGAGTTAAATTAATTTTCATTTTTCTTTTCCTTGGACATCTGATTTAATCTTCGTTTACTTTGTGCCGCTACACGATCAGAAAGTTTCGCCTTCTCTCTACCAGAGTCCTTAACAGCTGGCGTCACCTTACCTTCAAGTCGATCCCAGATCATGCCGATGAAGCTTTTATCAGGAGGAATAGTTGTCTCTTTAACGCCATCGGCTGTCACAGTTTCTACCTTATAACCAAGGGCTTTATCCCATACGAGTCGGGCCAGTGTCTCTATCTTAGTAAGCGGCCTACCTTCATCGTCCACCGTGTGAAATTCACTACCAATATCCTTGATCATTTTAGTGAGTTCAGCGGTAGCAGCTTTCGCCACACCTTGTGGCGTCAAGTTTTTTGGATTCTTTTTGTTGTGGTTTTCTTTCTTTGCCATTATGTCTCCTATGCAATCCTTTGCATCCTAAATTCCGGTGAATAATTACCTGTGACTGGTATAACAAGAATCCCACCACTATCTTGATAACCACCAAGCTCAACATAATCATTAACTCCCAGATTATATATTGTTGTAATATTCATGCGAGAATCAGCAGCACTTGCAAGTGACTGTGACATTGCAATAGTAGTAGTACCGTTTAAGTATACTCTTGCACCACGTTCCCCCACTGCATTTGCCGGAAACGTAAAACATCCAGTTATTACATATTTACCCGCAGTTTTACAAGTAAGTCTTGTATTATTTGTCGAATTATCGTGGATTGTGTCGGTATCCCAGCGTTCTTGATTAAAAGCAAGTTCTGTCCAATCTGCATTCGCCGCATTTTGTACAGCATCATTGTAAACTGCTGCTCCAATATCCGCGATATTAAGGGTAACAAAATTACCACCATCTGTATAAGATAACCCCGTCCCAGTTCTTAATACCCCATCATTGTTAGCCGCTCCAATATACCCAGCTATAGCGGCGGCATCTATTTTTACTGTGAAAGCATCAGCCCCTACAGCGGCCTTCCATGTAGCCTGACCAGTACCAGTATCTTTAGTTAATACATGCTCATTAGTTGCCCCGCTTACTTGTGTAAGAGCATCTATAGCTGCCTGTGCTGTCGATTGTCCCGAACCCCCATGAGCAATAGCCACATCAGTTGCCGCCCAAGTCCCCGTTACAACGGTGCCTAAAGTGACACTACCATCATCGTCCAGAACTAAACGGTCATTGCCTCCAACTGCAAAGTGCATATCAATGTCACTAACTCCGGTTCTTCGATAACACCTAATCCAAGATACAGGAGCAGTAGAATCAGAGGTGGACATAAGGAATTTCAAACCGATGTAACTATCAGCAGCAACACTATTACTTTGAAGCGTAATACCGTATCCACTTGCGGTGCTTTTGACGTGGAGTTTATTATATGGTGTTGAGGTTCCAAGACCCAAAAAGCCAGAACTATCTAACAACATTCTAAACGAAGGAGATGTTCCATCGGTTCCGTCATTTGTACGCCAAAGAATAGACCCTTTTTGATCGTCTCCTACTCCATGATGAGAAGCCTCTATAACACCAAGGATAGTTTCTTCCCCTCCAGTTTGTTCTCCCCTAAAAGAAAGTTTACATTTTCTGGTATTATCCCCGTCCTCATGGTTGCTATTGTGTAGAGTTAATGTGGGATTAGCCCCTGTCATTTCCAATAAAGTAACCGGAGCAGTTTCTGATATACCAATATATCCAGTAGCTTTTATCGTTAGTCTCTCTGTTCGCGTAGTCGCCCCAGAAGCACAAACCTCAAAAGCAAATTTAGTAGGATATGAAGTTCCCGCTGTCCAGTTACCATCGGCATAACCAACTATGCCACCGCCATTAGCGGTGGCAGCAGCGGATTGAGAACCATTGAATAAGAAATACCCAAGTCTATGGCCGGAAGCCATTGCTGCACCATCATCGGAGCTAACAATAAAACCACCTCCGGCAGTAGAACTACTTGCACCAGTATTAAGGGCTTGTATCTGGGATAGATTAATATTGGCCCCGCCAGCACGTAAAGCACACCAACCTAAAGTAGTTGTAACATTACCTGTTTTAAGAACAGCATCTGTCCCAGAATTTACAGTGGGGTTCATTCTTACCTGATTAGTTCCGGCGTTTATTGTTATAACCCCACTGGTTGTTATGGGGAAAGCCCCTCCATCACTATTAAGCCCATCGAACTGTAATGTATCCCCATCATGTGTATGAGCACCACCAGCGGCATGACTGTGTAGTGTAGTCTCACTTCCATCTGAGAGTTCTTCTAATTCAGCAGCAGTTACTCCAGTAGCACCATCGTTACCAGATATATAAGCATAATCATGTGCTCCGCCATTTGCAAGTTGGTCGTGGTCTATTGTTCCTTCGAGGTCATCAGCGGTTTCCCCTATTGTTCGCAAGGCAAAAGTATTGGCCCCTGTCATCTTAATAAAACTGGCAGCAGCATAAGTTAGCCCCGCAAGAGAATCTAATCCATCATCTTGAGTTTGCCATATATTACTTGGAAGTAGATTAGTAATGTGACAATCATTTGTACCTTCCATATATATGGTGATTATAGAATTCTGACCGCCGCCAGTAACATTAGCGTGTAGTTTAAGAACCAATCTATCGGTAGTTAAGATAGTTGCATCAGAACTTAATACTGCATGAGTGATAAATGAAGCCATTGAACCAGGAATCGCAGATGATGTTTCAGAAGTCATCAAAACCGTTTCGTCAGCATTTAACGCATATTTGCTTAATGTCCAGTAAAATGTAGTTGGTCTGTTTCCTGTTGTTCTTGCTAAATGCGTATGTAAAACATATACACCTGACCTCAAGAACGTGACACCGGGTACACCAGAGGCAGTAATAAAACTGAACATCAATTGGTCGTCACCTTCATCCATCGCAGCAGTTTCTTCATCACTCGCTGCTTCCCCCGTATCTGTTTGGTGCAATATATGATAATTGGCTATACCAACATCGTCGTTGTCCGATAGAAAATAATCCTTTGCTGCACCAATAGACAAATCTACATAAGTTTTTACTGCTTTTTCTGTAGGCAATGCAGAATCAGAGTTACCTCCCAATGTCCCATCAATAGAAAATTCCGTTATTGCATTAGTAATTGTAAGTCCAGCAAGTATGGGAGTCGCTCCAGTATCATAATCCTGTGGAAGTGACAACGTGATAGAGCCAGCAGCATTAGTGACAGTCACTCGCTTGGCCGTCCCTGTGATCGTAGCTAATACAGGTGCCGCACCTGTGCTGCCTATAGGTACCTTCCCATTAGTCGCTACAGCGAGTGAAGTGAGTGCACCGCTAACGGGATAGACCAGGGCATTATCAGTGAGACCTGACAATGTGACACCGGCGAACTCAGGTTCTGCACGAGGTCCAAGAAAATTTTTGCCGATCTTCTGGAAATTACGTCTAACACCAAACCAATCATCGGCTTTTATATCAACAAGTCCGGAACCCATATTATTTGAACCAACCTCGAACCATTACATCCAGAGAAACCCAAACTACATCAGTCGTCCAATACTCTATTTTTCTGTCGGCATCACAAGCAACCCACTTACTTTCAAGATAAGTATTATTGCCATGACGAACATATATAATTTCCCTATTGACGTCATTTATGTTTCCGTTTTTACGAAATATAATTAAACTATTATTATAAGCCGTAAGAGCATGAACTAAAAGATGAACCAGAGTTGTTCCTTCCGGCACTTTACTTGACAAATCCAAGACGTGATAACCTCCGTCAGCAGTGAAATCAGTCTTAGAGAAATCCCAAGACGAAGGATCACCGCGATCATTATAAGAAACCGGAGAAGGAGCTGGAGCTGGACCTGATTCCCACACCCCATTACCGTTATACTTAAGTATATCCGCCTCAACAGCAGTATCAACTACAACATCAACGATATCGTTCAAATTAATTTCAGTTTTAAGTGGCTCTCCGTTTGAATCAACAATACAAACTCTCATTTTCTTAATCCTTTAGTCGTCTTAGAATAACTCTATGAAAGGCAGTTGTATCCGGTGTCTGACAATATAGAGTTGTATAAGGGATTGGAATTTTAATAATAATCGTTTTGCCTTCACCACAGGCCCAAATACCATTTGCATCAGAAGTATCTATTGATGCAATACCAAAAATATGGGGGCCAACTAAAGCAGTAAGAGCATAGGACGCACCAGCTACAACATCTACCTCATGGTCCAAATTTTGAACCGGGCAAATAATATTCTGCCCGGACGCGAGTATCGGATCAGCAGCCTCACATCCAGGAGCCGTCCTGTTACCTGCGTTATCGCTAATGAAAAATTCTTGACTCATTTTTATCTCCTCTCATGGCTCATGCCGTTTGCATAGTATTCTTTCCAGGTAAGAACCTGATACCGAGGTTTGGGCCAGTCCTGAGTTTTCATCCAGTTTCTCGTTTTCCAATTCGATATAACTCGTCTATACGCTTCTCGCCAAGTCATCAGTTCTGTCCCCCCACTGCACGATCAACTATCCGCTTCTCCCGTTTGCCAGCCACAATCCGGGCCAAATCACGTTGCATCAACTTCTGGTCGTTGGCTTCATTGAACCGACGACAAAATTCTTCTCTTGGCATATCTTTAGCGGATTCTTCCAGATTATCGTATATCTGTCCTGCATCCATTAATCCATCTCCGGTTTATAGATAATTGGTCTACCATTATGTCTCATTACGCCAACCTCTACTCCTGTATTGTAACCCGGATACCGCGCTACATAAATTTCCTCCAGAGCACAAAACTGATCAGCACTCACCCAGTATTCTTGACCGACCAACAGAACATCCACACCAAGGATCTGGACTTTATTGGACTTCGGTAAATCAGTACTAACCACGATGTTCGGCCAATCAGCATCGTACTTATTCCTGGCACACCACTGCTCCAGTGCGTACGCCTCAAGTTCTATTTCAGGACTAATATACAGGAATCCGTCGCTTTGTATTTCAGCTTTCAGCTCATTCTCCTTGGGCTTCGATAATATAATTTGTTGCTTTTAGCATTAATCCTGGATCTTCTTTGAAATGTCCCAATCCAGTATTACAGTTATTACATAATAAACCTCTAATTTTCCCTGTCTTATGGTTGTGATCCACAGATAACCTAACAATCCCATAATGGTTTTTGTGTGTCTCAACATTGCCACATATTGCACAAACCCCACCTTGAATTTCAAACATCTGATCGTATTGGTCTAAAGTAATACCAAACTTTTGTTTAAGATTGCATTGCCTCGATTGTTCTATACGGCGTGGATTTCTCTTAGAATACTCCCTTTTACATGATTTACATGAACCCGACAAACCACCTTTATTTATCTTATTGTGATGAAAATACTCTTTAGTCGCCGGGTACTCATTCTTACACGTATAACATTGTTTATATTTCACGACGACTCCGGACATATTGCCTGACCTTCTGGATCAAGCGGATTAATATTAAGACCCCTGCGATAACAGTGAACAACTTAAACATACAACTGTTCCAGCTTGACTCCTTCTTCGACAGCGATTTTAATCGCTCCACATAGAGTCCTTTGGGCCTTAACAACGGCTTCTACTGATCTCCGCAGAGTTTCCTGGGCACTGCGTATCTCAGTAGAATGATGCCTTATCCGCTCACAGTTTCGTTTAATGATCGGGTGCATTATCGGTCTCCTTGAGCAAAACGTATATCCCCTTCTATAAGTATGCACCAGCTACTCCCTTTACGAACGTATTTCAAAATAAAAATATTATTTTTCTATTGGGGATCCCATAACCTGTTAATCAATCATCTAACACTGATTTTATGCTCGTCGAGGATTGCCGATAAAGGGTGGTCACGGGACTCTTGAACTCAGATGCAAGGGTACTACCCCCGGTCTTGGTTATAGGACACAGGTCGCTGCCTGCCACAGACATAGCAGATGGTTAACTCCATAGGCATGGTTAACATAGGTTAACGTCCACATGTGTGCATGGTTATAGAGTGACACATGTGATGGACATTATATGAGATTGTTCTTGCACTACATGAACGTATCACGTATAATGTAGGTATGAAGGATAAACAACAACAAGCAAGGAACATGAGAACATTACACTACAGGCATAAGTACAACACGACCATAGCAGACTATAACTTGATGTATGCCGTACAAGACGGACGTTGTGCTATGTGTGGCAGGCAGGACAACTACAGCAAGCAGCACTTCGATATTGACCACGACCACTACAGCGGTGAAGCACGCGGTCTGTTGTGTACTGCCTGCAATCGTCTGGTAGGTAGAGCAGAACGTATGCACAATCTGAACGAAAAAATATTAGAAAAGGTAGAAAAATACTTGACAGGACGTGTAGAATTTGATATACTATATTGTTTATGAAAGTGAGGTGTTCTATGACACGTAGATAAAACCTGCAAGCCCTGGCCTTGCGAGACCAGGGCTTATGGGTTTAACCTTAATAGAAGCAAGAGAATGGAACAGCAAGAACTTGACCGGCAATGCGACATAATCCTGGAACGTGTCCGTCTTGAAATACTCGATCCAGTAGAAGCAATCGAAGAGCTAAAGACAATGATAACCTTAATAGGAGCAAGAGAATGATAGTACTAACTATTTCACTTAACTTTGAAAATAATATGGTACGTGTCGTTACTGAAACAGAAAATTCACGCCGAGACGTAGGTGTTGACTATGACGATGGTGTATCGGCACTGGCCGAAGATGTATTAAAGCAAGTCCTTGGAGAAGTAGCCTTGTTTTCCTGGGAACGGGCTGTCCGTAAACTATTGTAATTTCCCTTAATACCGTCCTACCTGTTGTAGGGCGGACTTAATGATAACCTTAATAGGAGCAAGAGAATGCAAAGCAAACCAACAGCAACAAACGTATTTGATAACATCGAAGCCGATGTTAAACAATTAAAACAGTATTGGAATGACGGAAATACATCAGCGTTTAAGAAAAAACATAAAGAAATCGTTCAGATATTAACTGACAGCCGCGATATACTCAAAAGTCAACTATGGTGCAATCTATGATCAACTGGCGAACCATAATCAGGCTGGCTGTGTTGGCGTACATGGCTTTACTCTAAAAGGATAGAGGTATGGCATATTATAATGGAAACCCAAGAACAGGCAAGCCGAAGATTACTCGTATCCTCTGCGATACCTGTGCAATAAAAGAAGTAAAATTTGAACATGGCCAACAAGTAAAACCTTGGCGATGGTCGCCTATTTATGGCGATACTTGCCATAAGTGTGGCAATAGGTGTTAAGGCCTCCAGCAGGCCGCTCAGTGGACGAACACCGATAGGGCCAGTATCAGGTGTGCGATAGCACGTTCTTTGCAGGTGTCGAGTGTGGGGTTCCTGAAAATCAGCACCAAAATTAGGAGAATAAAATGAAGTGGGTATACATCGAAGACCATAATGGACAACTTATTGCTAAACTATATGCAAATCCCGATGATGTCTTTAACGCATTTAAGGGACTTAGATATATTATCAGTACAAAACAGCAATCAGAAATATCCGTATGCTATCGTATTTACAAAGTATGAATTACACGATTATCATGGAATGCCGTATGCTGCCTACTGGTGGACTGCCTCCCTCCCACCGACCTACCTATGGCAGATTTTCAGTATAGGGGGGCTACAAGTATATATAATGAGGTTATAGGCAAGTGACTTTGTGTCACCCTATACCCTAAACCTCCCTCTATAGGGAAATTTTACTTTACTTTATTTATCTACTCCTTTAGTAGTATATACCTGATTATAATTTTATGTAGGGATTAGTTTATAATATAGTGACATAAGTACACCTGTCTTTAACTTCATTATATTATACCTATAGGCAATATACGGCGAAACTAACCATAGGTAGGTCAGGGGTTATAAGGCAGACCACCATAGGTATCCGTAGGCACAAAATCTGACCAAATAGCAAATATGAAAGAATTGTGGTACGTGAAATTATGAAATATACAGATTTGACAAATAAATTGATCGGTAATTTGTGGGTGAAGCGTCCAGCGGATATACAAGAACTCCAAAAGTATGTACCACAGAAGCTAAAGTGGGCACAAAAACCAGGCTATAAAACAGTCGTTTGTACCACAAATAACCGAAATAAATACTGGTATTGCATGTGTATTAAGTGTGGCACGTATTATGTGTTACGCTCGGACTACATATTACGTAAAAATTGTCGATGTACCAGAAAATAATGCTTGACAACCGTAACCGGATATGGTAGAATAATGATAATGAATGATAACCCTTAACATAGTTGGAGGAACGAAAATGTTTACAAAACAACACTATGTAGCAATAGCAAGTATTATCAAGGCAAATACAACCAGAATATGTATTGAGGATATAGCACAAGGCAGTAACGGATTACCCTGTTTGCATCCAGATACCATTGAGGATTTGGCTGACTACTTTGCAGCCAACAACCCACAATTCGACCGGCAGAAATTTCTTGATACCTGCGGGATTGAAGGTTGACAAGCCATATCGAATATGGTATAATAAAGAGAATGATTTA